TGCATAATAAGATGAGGGTACAGACTATTGAGGTCAAAACTAACCACCCAATCATACTTTCCTGGTTTCGGTTCCTTGACATAAGCACCTGCGTATTTTTCTGATTTTGATGACCTATTCTTAGGGGGGATAACTATATTCCTCCTCTTCAAATAATTATAGATGATGGTGTCCCACATCCGCACCTGATAGAATACATCATTATAATTGACTTTAGCATCATAGGCCATAGTCAATGCAAGTTCAATCAGTTTCATCTTGTCTTCCAAACGGTCAACAAGTTCCACGTCAATTATATTATATTCAATAAACTTCTGCCAACCCTTTGTGTAGAAATCTTTGAAGGTATCAAACTCAGAGTGATCTAACTTCTGCTGACCCAACTCCACCTTTGCAATATAATCCAATCGATAAGACTCTTGTGCCTTATAGGTGAACTTCTTATAAAGATCCATATAATCTAACTGAGTTACACCACCCACATCATATACAATCTGAGTGCGTCCCATTACATGTATCTCACCTTCACTCACAAGACCCCAAGGCGAAAATCTCTTCATCAATTTTTCACCAAGAACTCTTTGCAATCTTCGACAAATGTAAGGTATGTCAAACATCTGTATGTTCCATCCTGTAATCACATCAGGAACATCTTGCATCCAATAGTTTATGAATGATGTAAGTAACTCATACTCTGTAGGACAATGATGATATGTTACATTCTTTTGCTTATTGACGAAAGGTTTACTTCCCCAAGTAATGATCTGCTTAGTTGTATAGTCTTGTATTGTGATTGCCAAAATCTCTTCGACGCACGATTGTACGTTAGGGAAACCTTGCTCAGACGTAGTTTCAATATCCAAAGTAACAAGTTTAATCTGAGATATGTCAAACTTGACTTCATCCTCTGGGTATTTTTCTGAAATATACTGATAGATATACCTGTCATTCCCATATATCTCAAATCCCTCAACATCTTCATATCTCTTATAGAAGTCACGACATTCTCGTACCGTGCCTGGATTGATTGCTTCAACTGCTTCCCCATTCAACGTTTTATATTTAGTATTCTTTTTAGATTTGACAAATAGAGTCGGAAAGAACTCATCACGGTGTTCATACCTTCTACCATTCTCAACTCCACGAACCAGAAATTGATTTCCGATTAGTTGGACATTGGTGTAGAATTTCATTCTGTAAGGTCTTGATATTTTTCGAGTAGGGTTGGTGTTGGATCTGCCAATGTAAGTATCTTATCAGAACTAATCATTAATGTGCCATCCCTTGTGACACTTCCTAAAAAGGGTTCAAGAGTTCCATCACCTTTAACAATAAAAGGATTTACCATTTTACAATCGGGTTCACCAGGAACCACTGCTGCAACTTCAGCAAGTTCAGTTATCAGAATCTGTTGATTTACTAGTGCCAGAACTTTGATTATCTTGTCCATGTTCTACGATGTCCTCAGTGTACATTTTTCTTAAGCTGCTTATCGGTTCTACCAGTGTAACCAACCAATCAGCAGGAATTGGTATGGTATCATCATTTGAAAGAGGCATCCACGGGAATAAAGTTACCTCATATCCAGCAGTCTTTTGATGATTTTCACCAGGTGCAATTGTAGGATTTTTCATCTTAACAATACATGGTTTGCTTAGATAGTATCCTATAACTTTTACATCATCACCTTCACCAACTGTCATTTCTTTCAAGTCAGCGATAATATCTTCTCCTGACTTTAGGAGAATTAATTTTATTGTCATACATCATATATACCTTCATTATATTATAGCAATAAAAAGAGGGTCTGTAAAGACCCTCATGTAATTTAAAGATAATCTTTTCGAGCGTGATGTTCTGGAACAATCTTTGTCAATTCCACGGTGAGTAGTCCATCGACAAACTTGACGGATCCAATCTTCGTATCATCGGAGACCGTCCAGACCCGTTCAAAGGAGCGTTGGGCCAATCCTTTATGGATAAATTCTCCATCAATTTCTGGTTCTTCTTTTTTGCCTTCGACATATAGTTTTCCAAACTCTGTATAGACTTTGAGTTCATCTTTCTTAAACCCCGCAAGTGCGATTTCGAGTTTCGACTCATGATTATTTAACTGTATTAGATTATAAGGTGGGTAATTTGTTTGTGGGAAATCTGAATTAAAGAAACGATCCAGATAATCATCCATTCCTATACCATTTTGTTTAATAACCTTCATCAATTCTGGAAGGTTAGATGCATGGTAGCGTTGTAGTGCAGTCATAGTTCTCCTTGTTAAGCGAGTGTAAATTGTGTATCCTTACGGCATACACTACTAATTATACAAGAAGTACAAAAAAAGGGGATGTTGCATCCCCTACATTTTTATTCGGTTTCCTGCGTCTTTCCTTTTTTTCCTATATTATACTTCTGTTCTAGTATCCAATCTCCCTTATCTTTAAAAGATAAAACTTTTATTTGATTAAGTGGTGCAATGTCAGTAACCGATTCTGATTTAACTACAGAAATAAGACCCCAATCAGAAAGTAGACGGGTGATACGATTTCTGCGTTGTACATCGTTAACAGTAAGGTTAGCATGTTTGCCATCAAGGGCAAAGAGTTCCTTAAAATGAACAATGTAGTACCTACCTTGCTTGTGCAAGATATGGCAACTTTGATACAGTTTCTTTTCTTTTCTGGATGCTACACCAATTCTCGTGAGAGTTTCTCTTACCTTTAAGAAATCATCTGGTTCATTGAGAAGCACCTCTACCATTTGCTCCTGCGACCAATTTACTTCGGGTTCTACCGTTGTAGTAGTCATTTCATTCCTCCAACGTCAAGTCGTTTTTTAATAAATTTAATTTGTTCAGGGGTTAATATTTTCAAAGCATTAGATGCTTTTTCGTTACTATAACCATAGTATTGTTTGACGATTTCCAGATCCGTGACTTTTTCCTTACGGAGCCAGGGAGAGAATCTCTTCTTTTTCCTAAGTGTATTTAGATAAAAAGAATATTGCATATCTTTATCTAAGAATGAATACTTATTCATTTCATTAGCAAACATAATACAATCGAGATGACCTGACAAACAACGATTGATAATGTATGGAGGATAGTTCTTAATCTCTGAAGGATCTTCCTCTATTAAATTAGTTTTATTAAAGTTGATAGAGTTCAACCAATCTTTCAATTCAGTCATTTGGGTAACTTGCGATTAAAATTCCAGTAATCAAATTTCTGCCAAACATAATATATTCCAATTAAAGTTCTTTTGATAAACTCATCAAGAAGAACAAATGATAAAAGAATTATTTTCTCTGCATTCAAACTAATCCCTCAGTTTCTAACTTACTATAATTATAACATCCATCAAAACTTAATTGAACTTTTGGTTTTGGATTGTAATTCATCAATAACAATTCCTTTCTTTCTTTTTGCTCTCTCATATATTGACCAACAGAACGCATAGTATATGTTAAATCAAATTCAGCAGCATTCCATTTAGAACTAGTAAATCTATCTTTTACTAATTGATCTGAATTATAACTTATCATCAAATCCATATCACTTTTATCACAGTCTTCTGCAAATGAATCATGATTAAATGATTTGTGCATCTCACCTTTCTTCCCATATAAATTATCTTTAATATCATATGGGGGATCAAGATACATGAAAACTCCGTCATGAACATCAGTTCTTATAAGATGTTCGTATGAATATCCATTGATATGCCAGTGTGAAATTATCTCTGAATACTCAGGCAACTTTTCAATACCTCTCATAGAGAAGTTAGAATCACTTGCTTGAGCAGAGAAAGAAGAACTCTCAGTTAGTCCTGAGAAACTGCATTTGTTTACAACATAGAAAGCAACTGCTCTATCTAAATCAGTCTTAGTTTTATCATTGATAACATCTTTCATCTCCGCAAATAAACATCTTGCAGAATCTTGATTACAATGAGTAGTTTTTAAATTTTTAAGATTAGATGATAATTCATCTCCAAACATTTGAAGATTCATCCAAAAATTAACTAGAGGTTCATATAAGTCATTCACCCATATCTTAAGATGTGGATGCATTTTACTTACATGTATAGCAACACTACCGCCACCTAAAAATGGTTCTCTAAACTCAGTATAATCTTTTAGATCAGGAAAGTATTGACCCATTTTAGTACAAGCACGAGACTTGCCGCCTGGATAACGTAAAGGTGTTTTCAATCCTTTTTTACTCATTAATAAAACCTTTCGTAATCGTCACTAACCTGAACTTCAATAGTATCAAATATCCTATTTAATGAACGAGCAAATATTCTATATCCAGAACCAACATATAATTGTCCTGCTACTACAGAGAATGTTGCTATACCCCAAAATAGATAATAGAATCTAGACTTAACTTGATTCCTCACTTTTTCTTTACTAATCATTGTTCTTCATCATGTTTGTGTTTAAGTTTCCCAGACATCTCATACGCCTCTTTGTTCCCACCATGACCATGTGCGATGCCTAGTTCATGCATTTTAGCATGTTCGTCAATCTGATCTTTCAGATTGGTTTTGCCTGGCCCAAATGTAAGATAGATTCCATAAGCAACCAAACCACCCAACACTAAACCAAAGAATAAAATTAATCCTTGATCAGGTGTTAGATTTAAATGTTGAATAAGAACATCATCTTGTTTCTCCCATGTTCCAGGTAGATTGTATACTGATGGTTTTGATAGGAAGGTCATTGGTTTAATCATTTGAATTCGCACTCCACCATAATTTCTGTTAGACAAGCAAGCATATTTATTTCTTGATCTGCAACGAAGGCAATTTGATATTGATACTTAGCAAGAATGAGAACAGCAGGAGGGATGGAAGAAGGAACCAAGGAAGTGTAAAGACTATCGTAAATACGCCGCAAAAGTACAGTAGGATCATTGTCCAAGTTATTGACACACCATTTACGTACTTCTGGAAAGTTCTTCGTCTTGAGGTTTTTAATGAGATCATTTACCTTTACATCACTAAAGTGGGCAAGTATACCACTATCTATCCTACCACCAACAGAGTATCTCTGA